TTGGACCATTGTTGATGTTGGGGCAACCATGCGTCGTCATCATCGATTTGGTCGGCGGGACCTCATCGGTTTATGCCCTGATATTCTCCCTGAAGATTCTGGCCGATGGCAAAGTGAAGCTAAGTGTGTTGAAGAAAAAGGGCCCCTCAAACGTTACCCTATCACGTTGGGACAGTGGATTCGCGACCATGTCGAAGCGGGACAGCCTGATTTTCACAACTACATGTTTATCCATAGCCTGTATTACATCAGTCGCGATGAAATTGGATGGCTTGTGTCCCACGGAGCGAACGTTATGTCGCTTCACCACATCTTTGAAGAACCTGTGGGTCACATGCGTTACGGCAATCAATTGGAAGGCACTTGGGAACCCACCGACGCCAACCGGGTGAGAGTCAGCATTCGTGGCAACCCGGCGGCTTATGAGCACGATAATATGTTGTGGACTACACAGCCTTTCACAGCCCATGTCGATGGCAAGGACGTGTATGTGAAGGCGGCCGTTGAGATGATCGGACCACACACTTACATAGCCACATTTACCGAAACCAAAACAAAACCGAAACCGGTGTGCCTTAATATCCCCATGGCCTGTGCAACCTCGGGGTTCGAGGTGTTTGCAGTTAATCCACGTGCTCTTGTCAAGACCGAAGGGCCAATGGCAATGACCAAGGTTGAAGTCATACCATGGGGTGAATATTTGGTTGGTGATTGTCTTGTTGTTAGTCGCTCAGCGTTGGAGAGCGTGCGTGCATTGATGTCAGGCAAAACTCGATCTGCTGTGACCCTGCAATCAGCCTACGCACAAGCACGAGCTGCCCATGAGCGAAGCCAAATGATACCCAGCACATACCATGCTCAGTCCATCCATGCTGCTGCAGTCATTGGGTGGATCACTGACATGCGTGCTGAGCTCGACACAGTTAGTGCCGTGATGCACGAAACTTGGTTTGAACGCTCGCTTCATGACGCAGCATATAACGACAAAATGACTTGGTGGCAGCGATGGCTGCAGTGGGGCTATTCAAAACTCCCCAGCAAAACTCAATGCCTCAAGGCAGCCCCATGGGTGTTGGGTGCTGGTTTGATGGCTATGGCGGCCTGGAAATGGCGCCGCAGGAAGACAACGATTCCCCGTCCACCAACACTTGCCCCTAAACCCATGATGTGGACAAAGGCGTTCACCGAAGCTTTGGAAGATACGCCTGAGGTCCCATCCTTGCCCAAGCAAATGTTTGTCAAGGTCGCCACTTGGGCCACCATGTGTGTTGTCCACCCGGTCATTGAAGAAGCGTTTAAAAGAATCCACCCGGCGTTGGGCAGTGCCGTGATAGCAGCCAATGAAGCTGTTGTTTACAACCCTGAAGCTTATGAATCGTTCTGCAAAAACCCGTTGCTTGACCCAGGTAAAGTCATTTTCAAGTCATTTGTCTCACGGTTCATGGGACACTATGCTTTGGCTAAAATGCCTTATAGCACGGGAGTTTTCGCACATGGCCTTTACAACGCCGCCTGCATCGCCTTCAACCCAACTCAATCAGCAGTCTTGGCATCACCAATCTCAGCCATTCAGAACTTGTGGAATTTTGACACTCTTTGTTCTATAACCCCACAATTGGTCCACGGAGTTGCCCGATTGTTGACTAAATCTGATGAGGTCACCATGCCTGAATTCAAGGATGGCGAACGATTGGAGCTGGGTGATGTGGTGACCGACAAACCCGAGTACATGACGACGATTGGCCTGACGTTCACCGATTATATTCCGGAGGTTCAAACCAGCAACTGGAAGAATGAGGCCAATGCCGTCATCCGGCGTATGATGGGCAACAAATTGTCGGAGGACTTGTCAAGTTTTTCATCTTATGCAAAATTGCTCCGACAATTGTGGTACGATGATATTTTCACCCCACAAGCTTTGTTTACTCGACATCAATTGTGCCCAATCTTTTCTTGTGAGTCATGGACTGGATTTTGCCCCCGTTGCCTCATCTTTGAATCTCACGACGCTGCTTTTGCGGCGTGGAACTCGGCTGAGCGATTTGGAATCCGTGTGTCCGAGGAACACCGTGATGAATACGATCGTTTCCAGCATGAGGGATTTCAACGCAAACACCACTTACGGGTTATGCATGTTAAAAAAGAAAAGAAACCGGGGGATATCACCACCACTAGTAGTGTGCTGGGTGACCCCCGCGGCATTCAAGATGTCTCCCGACGTGTGCACTCTATCCTCGGACCATACTTTTACAGCTTCAGCAAGTTCTTGAGTCGTCGTTGGGACGGCAAGAATTATTGGCTCATGTACGCGGCTGGACACACGGGTGAGGAGTTTTATGCTAACCTCCCCAAAAGTGTGTGGAAGTATTGCGGCGACATTTCAAGATTTGACCGCTCTGTCTCCGAACGCACGCTTCGCCAGTTGGCAGCCCTCCACTTTCAGAACTGCAGTCCGGACGGGTTTGTTGAAGCCATGATGGCCCAGTTCAAGACTCGAGGAGTGACGCTCAAAGCTCGACACTATTATGAAGTTCCCGGCCAACGCAAGTCCGGCGATGCGAACACGAGTGTTGACAACTCCATCATTAATGTCAGCATTCATTTGTGGGCCATCCAACAACAGCTTGGTTGGGACTTGGCGGTGATGCGAAGCAAATTGCATGTTATGGTTTTGGGTGACGACATAGTCATCTCGGGACCAGAAGAACTGCGATCAGTTGATTTTGCTAGCCATCTTGCCAAACTTGGCTACAAAGCAAAGATGAAGTTCACTCGTGATGATGAAGAAGTGGACTTCTGCAGCAAATGGTTTTGGCCAACTAAACAGGGAGGCTGCTTATCAAACAAACCTGGTCGTCTGTTGGCACGTATTGGCACTAACCATCAGGGTATGGCCCAGGCGACGTTTGGACAAGTGGCAGCTGGGCTTTTACTCGACAACAATCATGTGCCGTTTGTTCGTAAGTTGTTGCATCGAGCGGTTGAACTTGAACCTGGTGTCAAAGCCACCTATGAACGGCACAAAATTCACAACTCCCAACAACATGATTGTTGTCCTGAAACTTGGGCCATGTTCATGCGTAAATACGGCCTAGATGATCGGGATGAGCAACAGTTTGCTGAAGACCTCCAACAATGGAAAGGAGGTCCAGCTTACTGGACCCACCCTTATGTTTCTCAGATCATCCGTGCCGATTACTTGCTTGAGGAGTACGAACACCCAATCCCACACTCACAAACACATCCACCGTAAATCGAAACGAATCACCGGGCCACAAACGGCCCAACGTTGTCTGTGTTTTGTGTTTGTCTGTATGTGCATCGTTTTTCGGCGATCTAAAATAAACGAAGGTGATCATGCCTGTTCACGGCATCAAGATTGTGAAACACAAAGCGAAGCCCCGCAAAGTTCGCAAGTTGCGAATTTCGGTGGCAAAAGCAAAACCCAAGTCGAAACGCAAAGCCGGAGCACAGAAAGGCTCTGGATTGTTTGGACGACTTGGTGGAGTCATCGGTTCCGTCATGGGTGGCGCCCCAGGTCGGGCCGTGGGCATGTCGGCCGGGAATTGGTTGTCCCGTGTCACCGGCATGGGCTCCTACCGAATCAAGAAACCCATTCAACGAAACAGTTTAATGGGCAGCGGCGTGCCGCACTTCAATGGCTCGTCCGGAGCCGTCATCTCTCATGCAGAGTTTCTCACGGACGTGTCTGGAACTGTGGCTTTCACCAACACGGTGTACCCCATCAACGTGGGTATTGGCACAACCTTTCCTTGGTTGGCCGCAATCGCCGCAAATTTTGAGCAGTATGAACTGCTCGGGTGCCTGTTTGTTTATCGACCCACCTGCGCTACCGCTGTTGGGTCGACCAACACGGCCCTGGGAACTGTTGTCATGGCAACAGACTATGATGCGCTCGACAGCTCCTTTACCAACAAACAACAAATGGAAGCGTATGACTACGCGTGCAGCGGTTCACCCACCGAGACGCTCGTGCACCCCGTGGAGTGCAAACCCCGGTACAACACCCTTGCCACGCAATACATCCGCAATGGTAACAACCCAACAACAAGCGACCTCCGATTTTATGACATGGGCAATTTTCAGCTGGCGACAGCAGGAATGCAAGCCGGCAATGTCATCGGAGAGCTTTGGGTCACATACCATGTGCGGTTGATCAAACCCAAACTGCCTACCCCAGTGGGCGTCAATCTCCCATTTGCTCATGTCCATGAATATCCTCTTGGGACGTCATCGGCCACGCATTTGATCGGCACAGCCCCTACCACCTCTGCCTGTTTGGCGAGTGGTTCCAATTTGCCACTCACCATTGGCGACAATACAATCATCCTCCCTCTGGTAGGTGATTATCTCATTTGCGCGTCCATGGTGGCAACCACCGGGCCAACAACCAACTTCGGGTTTTCTTATGGTGCCAACTTGTCGGTTGGCAACTCCATTTTCTCCGACAGTTCGTCGACCACATGCCAAAGTCTCACTTCTGGCTCCGACGCTACCACATTCCGAACGGTCCGATGCTCGGCCGCCGGCACATCAGTGGCCAACCAAATCACTTTGAATGGTTGCTCCACAACTGCCAGTGGCAAGTTTGACTTGATCATTGTTCAAATCTCGAGCAATTTGGCCCTTCCCCTCCCCGTTCGCGTGCAGACTTGCTCCAGTGGATTTCATCCAAGTTGAGTGAGGATGATGTGCACGCTTTTGTCGACTTGCGTCAGCGCTCGTCGCAAGATGAAGAAACAAAAATTTCCGATGACTATCTAGTGGTCGACCGACGTGGATCGTCTTCCGCGTCCGCCGCCACTCGAGCCATCGTTGACCTCCGAAACAAA